TAATTAATCTCAAAGCTTCTAATTTCTTTTTAATTGCTGCTGGCGGATCACATGCTGCAGCATCTACATCACACAAAACCTTATTGTACTTTATTAAAGCTTGTGTAATTCTCATGTGATTGTATTCTACATATACCTGATCATTAGGAGATACACTATATTTTATAATGTATATTCCATCTGGTATATCTGAATATGTAGTTCCACAGTCTACAGTTTGTAACTGAAGGTCACATGCAGTTATTGTCTCTGCAAAGTTTTCAGTTGTATCTATCTGTACTGAATATCCAAATCCTGGTACAGTGATATTTAATGTTGGACAAGTTACGGGAAGTAATGGTGTATAAACACTTGTATCAAATAACTTCATGATACATGAGTTCATTACTGTTGGTACTTCCAAGCTTAATACATGATTTGCCATGATGTTTATAATAAAAAAGGGGAGGAGTATTACACTCGGCTCCCCCTTTATGTTTATAGTTTAATTCCTATTAATCACAGAACTCTGTTACGTTAGGAGTGAAGTTTGTTGTTAAAACTGGGAACAAGTAAACTGGTTCACAAACTGGTTCAACACAACCTTCAACTTCAAGACCAGTACATTGAGAGCAAGTTCCTAACCAATCATTTACAAAGTCTTCAAAGACAGTTTGTTGACCACAAGTAATAACTTCTAACAAGTATTGGTCATTATCAAATGTACTAGTTGGGTTATTGAAACGTGGTACATTGTGTTGGATAAAGTATCTTGTATACAAAGTGTTACGGTTGATGAAATCAAACACACTGTATCCTTGTGTAATCTCACGGATACGGAAGTCTGAGTGGAAGAAGTTTTGTCTGTATTGCTCAGATAAAATAACATCTCTTGCAACTGACTCACCTAATCCCATTACTTGTCTTCCTTCACATTCTTTAACTACACATACTCCGTTGAACAAACATGGATCACCATTTAAGTCCATTTCAGATACATATAATCTAACTGGTTCTACTTCATAGAAGTCAGTGATTTGGAATGTACAGTTTTGGAATTTAGTATCTACATAAGCTCCGTTAAGAACTAAACCAGCACAACCATCAGGAGTGTGTCCTGGAGATACATAATGATCCCAAGTATCAGCTGGAACAGGAAGACTAGCTAAGAAAGCAGGATCTGTTCCTGGTGCATACCAAGGAGTACCTGTCTCATCAACTAAGATGATTTGCATGAATGGAGAGATAACTGGATATCTAGTAATAGCTTCAGCCCATTGTTTGAAGATTAATGTAGAGTCAATTACTACTGGAGCAATTGCACCTTCTGGACAACATCCACCATATGCAGAAGCAATGATGTAAGAGTTGTGGTTAAGTAATCTTAATGCAGGAGAACCTTTAACATCAACACGTAATGTATAAGTCTCACCACAGAAAAATTCTTTACAACAGTTAGCACCAACACCAGCTGTTACAACAAATATAGGTTGTGTACCATCACCATCTTCAGGAATAAGTTCATCATTGGTTGTAGCTGTATCAGCTGTTGTCCAATCTGAACCACCATTTACAATTTCTACAAAAGTAACTTCACCACCTACTACAGTGATATTAACTACTAATCCAGTACCTGCACCAGATAAAGGAATGTCTGTATATACACCATCAACTAAGTTAGCACCTGGATCACCAGCACCAGCTGTAGATAATGATAATGCAACGCTATCAGTCCAAGCTGTGTTACCAACGTGTACTACTTCATTTTGTGGTAAACATGGATCTACACGGTAGAATTTGTTTACATATCTTGGATTGATTTCCTTAGATTTGTTAGATTCTGTATATCCTCCATGGAAAGGACCAATTTTATCATTCTGATAAATTGAACCTGCAGCAAGGATAAGGTTACAACAACCAACTGTTTCAGCATTATAAGTTGTTGGAACTATATTCCAATTGTTTCTAGGATTAACAAACCCAAATGATCCACCAGGAAAAATATTCCCAGTAGTTCCTAACTGACCCCCATCAAGAGCAGTATAACCTCCTATGGTTCCCACAAAGGTTTTTCTAAAGGCATGATTAAAATAACTCATTGTTTTTTGTTTTTTAGTTTATAAATATATACTATAATATAGTAAAAGTTTTTGAAATAACAAAATTTATTTCAAGAAAAGTAATTTGTACTTAGTAGAATTAATAGAATCCTTAACTAAGTCTAGGTTATTTACTATCTCTGAATAAGGTAACATCCCCTGAAGTTTGTTTATCATAGCATACAGATCTCTAAGATATGATACACCATCTGCTACAGTATCTAATGTTCTTGGTGCTACATCTTTTATTGTCAATAGTTTTTCAGAAACTCCTTGATAACCTTCTACAAGTGTATCAGCCTGTCCTGGTAAACCATCATAGAAATCTCCAAGAGCAATATGAGCAGCATAAGATCCTTCTCCTTTTACTTTTAAATGGAGCTTGTGAAAACTATTTCTAGCATTCATAAATTCCATTGCACATGCAGCTACCATATTATCTAATGAACTACCGCCTACACCTGTATCCGGAGTTGGCTGTGGTTTAGCTGGTTCTTCTTTAGGTTGTGTTACAGTTACTTCTGGTCTACTGATTGTTCTAGCAGGTTCAGGATTTCTTTTTAACATTCTTGTTGCCATTGTTTTTAGTTGTTACGTTCAGCAGTTTCTGTACCTCTAGAGAATTGATTTGTAGATTCAATATCTCCTGCAAGTATACTTACTGCTTCATCTATTATTAATTCTATTATATCATCTTTAAACTCACATAGTACTTCATTTGCAGAAGCTACATTAGTATAAGGATCCACACAACCTTGGATTTGAATTTTAACAGGCTGTCTGTAATATACTAAATCTGCTTTTTGAATATTAAAAGTATTGTTAGTATATACATTTACTTTATTACCTTTTAAAGTGGCAAAAGTCTCTGCCCATTCAAAACTAGGTTTTTTTGCATCATCTCTAAGTAACTGATTTAAGTTACCTTCTTCAGCAAGATACACAGTCATTCTTCTTTTATCACAGCATTCTTTATTAGCAAAGACATCTACTCTTTTCCACTGAAGATATTCTTGCGGAAGCACAGATTCATAATATATTTCTTTATCTGTAAGAGTTAAATCATATGTAGATAATAGTACTTGCAAGTCATCCTTTCTTCTAGTAGATTGCTCATCACCTTCTTTAACTAGGTTAATACCATGAAGCTGTCTTCTAACCCATTCTACCTGAGCTTTATTAAAACCTTCTACAATCTGCCAGCACTCAAGATTATCATAATCTTGACTGTCTAACTTATTTAGACGTTGTTTAATCTTTATGGTAATAGTACTGTTAAGCATGTCTTATTTCTTTTTTCTTTTTACAGAACCTCCTGTTTTATTATAAGTAATCCCTAATTTTAATGGTATTTTATTTTTACCTACTGTAGTATTATAATTAAGACCTGCATTAACTTGTTTAGATTGAGGTGAATAAGATACATTTGCTCCAAAACCTTTTGGATTATTGTATGCTGCATTAAGCATTGTATTTGATAATCTACCATCAGACAAATTACTTTGAACTCCACCACTAAAGTTACCTACACCAAAGTTAGCACCTATTGTATTTGAAGGGGGTCCTGGTGGTTTTGTCCCGTCTGTTGAATTCATCTGAATACCATCTTGAGCTTTCTTCAAAGACTTCTTTACTACAGCTTGTCTAGCTTCATTAGCTTTTCTAAATGTAGTAATAGGATTTTCTTTATTAGTCTTCTTCATAGTTATTTCTTTTTATTAGCTTTTGCTATTTTCTTAAAAGTTAGTGCTAATGTTTTAGCTTTACCAGTGCAACCAGGTTTAGTTATTGGAGTACATTTTCCAGCAGTACCTCTACGTTCAATAGAGGCTGAAACTTTTTGCATCCACTTTTTATCTGACTTCTTTTTGGTTGCCATGATTATCTTTTTTTAATACCACCTTTTTTAGCATAACCCATTTTATTTCTTACAGCAATAGGTAATTTTGATAAGCCAACTTTACCTGCAGGTACTGGTTTTAATGGACCACCACTTTTCATTTTTCTTTCTGTTACACATTTACCATCAAAATCTGTAACTAAACCACCTTTACATGAAGTTTTTACGGCACGAGATGTAGTTGAACCACCTTTTTTAAATCCTAATGAATCTGTTCTACCAGCATTAGGAATACCATATATTCCCATCTTAACATTATCACCACCTTTTTGAGCTGGAGCATAACCACCAGTGTTACCACCAGTTTTCATTTTCTTATCAGTAGCAACCTTACTACCAGATTTCATTTTACCACAACCGTATTTACAAGTTTTCATTTTATATATATTTTAACAATTCCATTTTCTAAGTGAAAGAGCCTTTCTTGTAGGTCTTCCTTTTTCATCTTTCATAGGTCCAGGCATCCCAGACATTCTAGCACAAAAAGATTTTCTTCTTTTAGCATCTTTACTCCCAGGTTTTAATTTAGAAGGTTTAGTAGTTACAGCTGTCTGAAGTTTACTACCAGGATTAGCTGCTCTGTAACTAGCTACTCCTTTAGCATTAAGACCTCCTGTTGGATTCTTACCTTCTTTTCTTGTCCACGCTGCTGTTTTTGCCATTTCCTTTACCTTTATATTTATAGTCCGGGTTATCTTTATGCCATTTCTTTGTAGCTGCTACTCCTTGCTTAATTGTTTTTGCTCTTCCTTTTGCAGTTAAGTCTATAGTATCCCACTGTCCTTTATCTTTGGTAGGATGGTTGACCATTATGTGGCCAACCTTTCCCTCACCTTTTTTTGTAGTCTTTTTATATACTACATGTTTTTCACCACCGGCAATAACTTTTACTTTCTTAGTTTTTGCCTGTGCCATGATTAAATCTTTTTACCAGCAGCAATACTACTGAACTCTTTTGCTTTTTCAGCAGCCATCTTTTTTACATCAGCCATTAGCTTAGCATTCTTTTGAATCTCAGCAGCTCTTTGTAATGTAGATACAGCAGATTCAATTTCCCATTTTCTCATCTCAGCTTTATTACCACCAAGTCCAATAGATATACTTGTAGTACTTGCTTTCTTAGCTGGTGCTTTTTTAGTTGTTGTTTTCTTGGTTGCCATACTATTTCTTTTTAGATTTTACTGCTCCACCTTTTTTTCTTTGGAATGGAACTGAGCTCTGAATATTTCCTGATTTATCAACCTTATTTTTTGTTACTTTAATTTTTTTACCACTAGTGTCTCTATCAACAATCCTTTGGCTTTTTAAAGCACCTCTTTTATTAAATCTGTCTACAGATTTGGTTGAGCCATATTCTGGATTAGAAACATTCATAATTGCTTTACGTTTACCTTCAGTCACAGTTCCTGTAAATGGTACATTTTTTCCATCTACTTCATAATCAACAGATACAGTAGATGTTTTTCTTCCAAGTGCTTTATTATATAAATTTCTTAATCTATCACCAGGTCCTTTTGTTTCCATACCTGCTTTAGCTTTAACTAATTTTTTAACTGGTTTTTTTGTTTTTATTGTTGCCATAATTATGCTTTTGATACTCTTCTTCCCATACCTACTCTAGACTTTTCAGCTTTCTTAGCAGCTAGTTTAGAAGGAGTTAATTCATACTTAGTTTTTGGTGTCTTACTTGACACCTTTTTTGTAGGCCGGCAGTATTCATTTTTACCACCGGCACCACAAGGTTTTCCAGATTTTGTATCTTGCCATTTCTCAGCTTGCCATCTTTTTAGCTCTGTTCCTTTCTCAGTCTTCCTAACTTGCCCTTTACCTTTACGGCATTTGGCAATAGCTTGAGAAGCCCTTGCTGAAGGGAACACGGCATACCGTGCTTTTACACTATGATAGCAAGAATCCTTTGGCATTTTAAATTATTTTATGGTGTAGCTTTTTTAGGAGCTTTGCTTCTTGACTTAGAAGGTTTCTTAGCAGTTTTAGATGCAGAAGCTTTAGGATTAACTCCAGATTTAACACCTTTAGATCCAGGTGTTTTATCTACTGGCATATTACCATTAGCTTTAACTATTACACCCTTACTTGCTTTTGTAAGTTTAGTTTTCATTTTATTTTTATTTTAAGAGTTCCAATACTTTTCACAGGCAAGGTTAAGATCTTTTAAAAGGTCCTCATTTAAAGGGTTTTTCAAGAACTCAACAACATCAGAAACATTTCTACCAAGTAAGCTATTAGACTTAGCATGGTATATATATCCATCTGCCTTATTAATAATATACTTAAAAAAAACGGAATCTCTAACAATTGATTTAATTTTTAGTGTTTCCATATCTAAAGTTGCAGTCTCCATGAAGGATTTTGCAGCTCTTTCTTTGTTGGTTTCTCCACCCTCACCATTGATATGTCTATCCATATTTTCATAGATAATATCTAATGGAGTTGATCTCTTATATTGTGTACTGTTGATATCTACAACTTTTGCAATGTAGAATAACTTAGTACTGTTTTTGTCAAATAATTTTTGTAATTCTGACAATGCTTTGTTACGGAGTTTTTTGTACTCTGTTCTATACATAACAGTTTCCTCTTCTTTATCTAAGTAAAACTTAGGTGGAACTGCTTTTGATCTAGCATCATCAAAACTTTTTGCTACAATAGAAAAACCACCTGCTTCAATAGCATATAGTTTAATTCTATCATATGGATCCTTTGGATCTAAGAATAAAGGTTCATTACTACAAGATATAGATATCTTATTCCAAAACTCTGCATTATCAGGTTTAAGTAATTTTACCTTATTCCAAAACTGTGGATCATCTATCTCAATAACATTTGCAGCTAACTCTTTTTCAAGTTCAACTATTGCAGATCTTATTTCTCTTACTCTAGCTTCTCTATCTTCCGGATTAAGTAACTTAATCTCTGGAGCAAATTCATTTAGACCAGTGATATATCTTACTACACCATTGTTTTCTAAACAAGCAAGTTGCTCATTATGAGTTACTCCATCAAAGAGAGAGATACCATAAGTTTCTAATCCCATATTAGAAGCTGAGTTGTCAAAGAACGGACGTACGGCAATAGATGTTTGTTTAACAGTCCCCTTGCCGGTTTCTACCATTGTAAATTGTGTTTCCATGTTGGTTTTTATTTTGTTGGTTATTAAATTTTAAAAAAAAGGGAGGAGTTTCCCCCTCCCTGTATATATAGATTTGGATTAGAATGATCCACCAGTGATTGGGTTTCTCATAACAATCTTAAGGACTTTAGTTGGATCCTTAACCCAGATAGCTGGCATTGTTTGAGACATCATCACACGGTATCCGTTGAATTGTCCAGAAGACTGGAATCCTTGAGAACGGCCCATATAATCCATAGTACCATTTTGATACCACCACTTCAATTGATTATCCCAAGATAACTTCAACAAGTAGATGTTGTCATTAGTGTTATCTGTAATATCAAAGATAATGAATGAGTAAGAAGATAATGGGAAACCATCAATGATTGGGTTCTCAATATCATTTGTATGAACATTGTCAAATGCTGGGTTAAGAACAAACTTAACATTTGCCAAGAATGGAATTACATATGAAGTGTAAGCAAATCCAAAGTTCAAGTCCATACCTTTACCAGTGATAGCACCAATATCAGCAGCCTGGATAAGTAAACCTGAAGATACAGCCTCACGCTTAATAGCTTCATTTACCATTCTCATACCACCCATACCAGTTTGTACTACTAGTGAACGCTTAGGATCTGGACCTTGGAACTCAACTTTACCATTGAAGAAGTTGTAGATCTCTCCACGGAATAAATCTAATGTAAAGTTATTTTTGTTGTATACTCTTTTGAATGAGTTATCCAACTGCTTCCAAAGACCCACAGATAATCTTAGATCATCTGGACCATCTTGACGCACTCTACCTCCTTGTCCCCACATTAAGTAAGTCTCAATATCAGAAGCAATTTTAGTTAAGTGAGCAGCTTCCATTGTAGTTAAGAAAGTACGTGATAAGTCTCCGTTATCAAATGCTTTTTTAACTTTATCTTTTCCAAGAACTTTAACCATGTCTTCCAAAGAAGTGATTGATGGATCAACAGATTTGTCAAATGTTCTCCAGATCTCAGTTACAGGAACTGTACCATCTGCATTCATACCACCTTTGATCATCAAGTCAGCACGGCTAGAGATAGAATAATGTACGTGAGCTTCAGCACCACCAACAAAGTTATAGAATTCACGGAATCCTGTTCTTGTTGTGATATCTGAAAATCTTTCACCATATTCTCCACGGGCAGAACCTTTACGGAAAACTTTAGTACCATTAGCCAAGTACTTGTTATCCAAGTATTTAAAGTTGTCATTGTTTACCAACTGTACTGTATAGATGTATCCATCTCCTAATGGAAGGATATCTTCAGCAGTAATGTACATCTCAACTCCGTTATATTTGTCATAAGTGATGATATCACCATGTCCAAACTCACGTCTGTTAAGCTTGATACGGAAGGTTGTTCCTTCAATACCTTTAAAGTTGTTTTCTGGTTCAATATCCTCAAGGATGTAAGGTAAGTCTACAGACACTGGAGTCTGCCACTTATACTCACCACGAGCATTATCAACCATAATTACATTTTTACCACCAAAGCTAGACATTTGGTAAAGAGGCATTTCCACCTTCTGAGCCATAGCCCATAGGTCTACTGGACCTAAGTCCATTGGTTCTGCATCCTTCAACATGTTAACCAAGTGGTAAGAGTCTACATGTGACGTAGCATTGTACGCGGTATCTCGTAGAAATATACCATTGTTTAAAACTGGAGTTGCCATTTTTATTTGTTTTTATTTGTTACTAATTAAAATCTCTTGAACATATTAGCTCTTGAGATGGTTTTTTGTGGAGCTCTAGTAGTTGTATTTCTTCTCTCAGGTTCATCATACTGAGTAGATGCTGTACTTCTTCTAGCCTCTTCTGTTTTCAATTGTCTTACTACTTTTTCTGTAGCTGCTTTTCCACCTTGTTCTCTTACTCTATTTTTATATCCATTTGGATCAGCAAGTAACCAAAGTGCTTCAGCAATAAGATCATGTCTTGGTTCTACAAACTGATACTTCTCTAGTAGATGTCCAAGTAAGTTTGTAGGTTTACCAGAAATTGAAGGGTAGTTAGGTTGAACTAATCCTGAATAAAGTAAACCTTGTGTTTTTTTATCAAGTTTAATTCCTCCAATATCACCTGCAGCTAGAGTATTATATACATTATCGGTATAAGCTTTTGCTGCTGCTTGCTGTTGTTCTTTTCTGTCTTCTTGCTCTGCTAATTGTCTTGCAATAATTTCTTCTTGCATTCTATCTAACTTTGGTTTGAATTGATTAGCTTTTTGTTCTAGCTTATCCATATCCATCCAATCCTGAATTTCTGCTTCTATTTCTTCAGTAGTTCCAAAGTTAGTAGCATAAAGATACTGTCTTGCAATTTCAGCTTGATCATATTCATCAGATGGATCAAGTTGTCTCATTTCTTCTACTTGGGCAAGAGTTCTGAAAAGACCTTTAAGATCTTGACCACCATCAGCTACATATTTAGCTGCATACTGTAGTTCTTCAGGAAGTGAATTAAAGAATTCTTTAGGTACATTATTTCTTACTTTTTCTTCTCTTTCTTGGAAGTTAGCCTCAAATAACTCTCTGAAGTCTTTAGTAGTATATTCTTCTAATGGTTTATCATCATCAAATGGAATTAATGTACCTTCTTCAATCATTTTAGTTGCCAGTTCAGCAAGACCTGACTTGTCTACTTTAGGTCTTCCTTTATTACCAGCTTCTTCTTCTTGTGCAATTAAGCCATCAAGCTCAGCAATAGTTTCTTCAACTTCTGCTTTCTTTTCAGCTGTTTCCTCCTTTTCTTTTGGAGTAGCAGTTGAGTTGTCAAGGAACGTGGTGTCTATATTTTCTTTAGAGAACATAGACTTTGGTTTGTCATCTTCATTATCAGAATCAGGTAACATTACATTATCTGCTCCTGGTATTCCAAAGATCTGATCAATATTTACATCTACTTGACCTACCGTTGTAGTGTCTAATGTCTGGGTTTCCCCAGTTTTAGTTGTGTCTTCCATAAGTGTTGGTTTTTTATGTTATACTTCAATATACAAAATAAACTTGATAAATTTAAAAATTAGCAAAACTTTTTCTGCACTATATAGCTATACTACTTTTTATTTTTTACTGAACCGCCTTTATCATATTTATTTTTATTCTCTCTAGCTACTTGTAACTGCTTATCTGCTATCTCTCTTTGTACTTGTAACTTCTCTCTTTCAATTGCATTCTTATCTCTATCTAACATAGTTCTAGTAGCTTCTTTATCTCTTTGAAGTTGATTTTGAGCCATGTATTGATCACTTTGTCTAATATCTCTCATAGCATCTTGATAGTCAGAGATTTCATTTTTATTAACATCAGCCATTGAACCATAACCAGCAGCTCTAATTTCTGCTATAAGTATCTCAGTCTGTCTATCTTTTTCTTTTTCTGCAGCAGTAGCATCAAGCTTCATTTTCTCAATCTCTTGTTGTTTTTGAAGTTGTTCTTGTTGCATTTGTTGTTGTTGTTGTTGTTCTTGTTGTTTTTGTTGTTCTTGTTTTTGTTCAGAAGCTTTAAGAGCATTGTTAAGTTCTGCAATAGAATCAGATTGAACAATTTTACCAAGATCATAGATACTAGCTCCTGTAGTATTATTCTGCATAGCCATTTGTTTAAGTTGCTCTAAAACAGCTCTATGGTTAGCAGTTGTACTACAGAAGATATTAAGATCCCTCATTAAAAGGTCAGTACCATTTATTTCAAAGTTTACCTTTTCATCAGCAGTAGTTATATAACTTAATCTAGTTGATGGTTTTGTTGCATGATAATACTGAGCTAGATCTGTACGCATTTGATGAACTCTTGGCATTAAGTAATCACAGTGTTGAACAAAGAACATTTCAGTTTGAGCATATGATGCAGCTGCCGCTTGTTCAATACCTGTTGCTGTCATTTGTGCAATCTGCTGTCCCATTCTTTGTGGAGTTACACCTATTACTTCATAAGCTTGTTGCTTAAAGTGATTAGCTAACTGTATCCTAGACATTAATCTCTCTGTCTGAGATAGATCTAATTTTTGGAAATGTTGGAAGTTTAATGCATTCTCAGTATTTGTAATAGATGTATCTAGAGGTAACATCTGGAAATTTTTCATTGCTACATAAGCCTTAGCATAGTTACCCTTACCCCAATCTTCTCCTAATGAGTGTCTTGGTAAAGTGTTCTGGTCAAGCATGATTATAGTACCAAGCTCATCTACTAAGATATCTGCTATCTGATTATTAACTATATTATAACCAATCTGGTATGGCTTCATTAAGTCAATAAGTGCTGTGGATTTGGTATTTCTGTCTGAAAAAACTGCGCCCTCCACAGGAAGTTTGCAACCATATAATGAATTGTCACCTTTAAATTGAAATCTTAATGGTCCTATTTTAGGTTTATCAACACCAATATACATAGGAGTAAATCCTCCAGGATTATTCATACCCCAGAAAGATGGAATATTTGGTCCTATTTTTACACCACCCCATACTTCATTAATCCATATCCAATCTATATGTTCTCCATAAACTAAGTTATCCTTGGTTTTATTTTTTAATAATCTAGTGTCATAAATTGGTTTTGTAGAAGATACATAGTCTTCATCTACAATATCCATCTCTACTTGTCCATTATCATCTATATTAATTAAATGTCCAATTTTCCTTTGTGACTTCCAATATATGGTAGATACTCTTAATAAATATGCAGTACCTTGATCATAATAATCTTCTCCTTCAGAAAGTATTTGTGTTATAATATCTCCGCCTTCTAATACAGCACCACCCATAGCAGTAGTATATTGTCTGTATGCAAGAGATGGCATATTGGTATTCCAATCATGAGACTTGGTTCCATCATAGAAAGAACCATCATTTTGCAAACCACCAATAGTATAACCGGCAGATCTAATTGGATAAACTGCTTCTAAAGCTCTAAGTTGTTCTTCATCCATTAAATATCCATATCTATCAATAACATCGGCTGGTGTCATCATATCTGTTTTACCTGCCCAGTTTGCTTGTGATATATATCTTGCATCTGGAGACTTGTGATAGAATGAAATAGCTGGATTCCAGAGTTCTACTTCATAATCATCCTCCATCATACGGAAATGCCAGAACTCACGGTCTGTAATGAGCATATCTCTAAAACCTCTTTCTTCAAGCTCATCCATTCTAAATCTTTCAACATCAACTTTATGTTGATGTGTTGCCCATTCTTCTACCATTGATCTGTAATCTTTTCTAAAATACATTTCAATCTCAGGAAGTGATTTAAGTTTTTCTGGAGAAGTTTCTTGTTGAAACTCTTCTGAATCTGGTTGAAGCCCTTTATCCATGAGAGCTGATGCAACTTTTAGTTTTGCATCTTGAATTAGAACATCCTCAACCATTTGTCTTTTTTGCTCAAGCAATTCATTATATGAAAATTCATCTACTGCTCTATATGTAAGTTTAGTAGATCTTTTTGCAAACTCAGCTACTAAAACATTAATAACATTTGGTATAATTGGATAAAATTTTAACTCTAATGCTGAGATATCTTCTTTAGTTAATATTTCTACAATATCTCTATAATCATTATTCTCTTCTACTATATAATCAGACTTATCTATGATACCTTTTGCCAGTTTGTAATTTTTCATTAGTCTTCTGGCATTTCTCCGGATTTGTTTTAGTCCTTGCCACTCTAACCAATCTAAATTCCAAGCTGCCCATTTTTCATCTTTTTCTTTTTTAGGAATAAACTGTAACGGTTGGGTGATGCTACCCATTCTGTTATTTTCTGTTGTTGCTCCTCCTTTTGCTTGTAAGGCATTTATTATCTTCATAGTACCTATTTAATATTTTTAAAAGGAGATCTTGTAATTCCTTTGCTTAATGAATTACCAGAACCCCCCATGTGTCTAAATGGACTTCTATTTAATTTAAACAAATTTTCTGACTTTTGCAAGTTTTTGGCCACATCATCCATGATTGTTATTTTTGGATAACCTTTATTTGCTTCCTGTATTCTCATAAATGCAACAAGAGCAGCAAAGGAAACCAGTCTATCCACATTGACTCCATCTGCATATTCTCTCATTTCTTTAATTAGCATAGGATCAGGAAGTCTTTCTATACCATATTTTGTTCTTACTATTGTACCATCTGGTTTTGTTTCTACATCTATTTCCTCTTTACAATATTCTATAGCATAACTAAGAAGGTGTGCCTTAAAAAGAGTACCTGTATTTTTCCAACCATACTCCTGAAATACATTAGCATTGGATCCAAGATCTTTTAGAAACATAATCTGACCTTTAGGTACTAGGTACTTTTGTTTTTTTCTGGATATCATGTACTGAATAAATAGAGATATGTTATTCTCTATAAGTGTCCAGGCATTGTACCATTCTATAATTAACTCTAGCTTCTGATGAGTTTTATTTATATCATCAAATCTACCACACCATGCAGCCACTATTTTACCCTGTTCTATATATGTCTCTGTTTCAACACCAGTAACCTTAGTTACTTGAATTGGAGCTTTCATTACATATATTGAACATAGTGATTCTGAGGTAGTTGTCTTTCCTTCAGACACCGGGTCAATAGATGCATAATATGTTTTAGCAAACTCTGCATCTTTAACTGGTCTTTCCCATACTACCAATACTCCTGTTTTATCTTCTGTCTTTTTAGATATTGGGAACTCAGATATAGGTCTTTTATTTGTAGGCATAACTACAGGTTTACCATTCTCATCTGTGCTAATATCTAAGAACTCATATCCATAGGTTTTTTCTTCTATTCTTCTTTCTTGTGCTGCAAGTAAGTGGGTAGGAAATACAGATACTGTTCTATGATCAAATGCTTCTTTAATGTTTCTTGGATGCTGAGATATCCTAAGCTGGTAGTCTTCCGGGTTTAGTTCTTTCTTCCATTTATCAAACTGCTCATCTAATGCTTTTAATGCATCTTCTACAAGTGAATTACCATAAGTATCTATATGAGGAGGCATAGACCACTGTTCAGGAATAAATAAACCTGACATACCTTGAGTGCCTTTATCATCTATAAGATTAGTTTCTACTGCATATACATCTTTAGATAATGGATTAAGGATCATATCTCTAAGTGGATTACACTGTGATAGATCACCCACAGATCCTGCAGCTATAAACATTCCTGTAGTAATAAGCCCAGATCTCATGGCCGGGCGCATGTACTCATATGTCTGATCCATCTTAGGAGCAATCCCAGCCTCCTCATGAAAGAAGTATTTAACTGGACCCCCTACACCATTTGTTGGATCTTTCTCAAATGACATACCTTGTATAGTACCTTTAAGACCAACTTCTGTTTTTCTATCTCCTTTTCTTACTTCAATCTTCTGTTGCCACATCATTACTTTGTCTGGTGACATAGGTCTATACCATGCTGTGTGTTCATTTAAGAATGCAGCATATTCTTGTAAGAACTTCCAGGATCCTTTTTCATTAATATAGTCCTTAAGACTTGCACCCATCTTGAGAGTAACTCCGGCCTCAAACCATTGCTGATTTATAAACTTGCCCATATGATAGTAAGAAGAAGCTATCTGCCTTTTCTTTAAGATAGCTGAGTGTTTGTAATTAAGTTCTGCTAACAACTCATATAAAGCCATATGATACTGAGCATCCCTGATTTTAGCAAAGCCAAACTGTTGTATCTCTTTGTCAAAGATGGGTAAGAAGTTTAACCACATGTAGTATTCTCTAGCTACAAACCATGTGTTATCTTTATCTTTAACTATTACACCCTTGCGGCATTTAGCTTTCTGGTCATCCCAATAAGCTATATAGTCTTTTGATTTGAATGGAGCTGTAGTATATACTCCATCTTTTTTGAATTTAAGTGACTCAGATATGAAAACTCTATTGGTAGTTTCATTGAAGTTGTACTTACCTGGTTCTTTAAATACTCCAAAGATAAAGTTGCTGAACTCTTCTCTGGATTCAAAACTTGTGGTTGTCCAGTTTCCGTTGTCATAGGTTGGTATATCTTGATAAATTTCACTCATTACATGTCATATGCTAGTCCTTGTCCACCTCTTACTTTACTTTGCTGTTCTTCTTGAAGATCTTTATAGGCTCCTTTGAAAGACTGTCTAATGGCTTCATAGTTTTTAGCTGCACTAATGAGAGAGTTTATATTACCATCTCTACCTGCAGTGATAGTAGTTACTTCCATATATCTTGCTAATCTATCTAACATGGATGCAATACCCTTATATGCTCTGGATGTTGGTGTTTCATACATTCTTTCACAGAATTTAAGCGCAGTAAATACTGCATCATCTTCTGTTGAGAACTCACCTTCTATCTGCTGCATGATTAAATTCTCTTTATCTATATCTGGTGTATAGAAGAATGGATTCATATCTGGGTTAGGACATGTCATGTAGAACAGATACTGATATATCTTAAGGTAATCTTCTGGATAATCATCCATAATATCTTTAAGTGCCTTTAAGGTATAACAGTGCTCAGTTGGTATTACTACATTATTTTGTATTTCAAATAGCTTAACTATCATTATTTCTTTTTAATTGGGTTATCTTTCATGTAGTGAATAATAGCCTGCACTTCATCTACTAAATAAGGTACTGCAATTGCTTTTACTTCTTTTATAACAGGGTCTCCATTCTCATCTTTCTTAGTTACAGGGTATCCCCAGTTATCTTCAGCCTCTACTTCAAATATAACATGATGTATAAATATTCTTCCTGGTTTTAGTTTAGGATTATGCTTTAATATAATATACATATAAATACTCAATTGTAAAGCATAGTGATAGAAATGACAGTCATCTAAGCTATCTACTGGTGGTAGCATTTTATCTGGAATACCCTCCCAGTTTACATATGACTCCGTATCTATCTTCTTATTAGTCTTGTAGTCAGTGATATTTACTTTACCATTGACTACTTCAACTAAATCTGATTGGCCACATAAGCCTGCTGACTTAAGATAGACCATATGTTCTGGATACACGCCTGGTTCTAGTTTTTGATTTGGTGCTACTCTTATACCATTATTCTCACCAGATGGTTTAAATACAGGTACAGTAACTCCTTCCCTTTCTATTGAAGCTAAAGAGCATAAGTCATCTTCTCTTTGGTTATGGTACCATGTACCTAAGGTAGTAGATCTGTCTGCTTCATTAGTCCATATCTGCTGTATTAATACCGGATCAATGCCAAACCATTTTGACTTTTTATTTTTGCTTACTTTCTCTGCAGTTTTTTTTGCATCAAAAGGTTTTTTAAAAGCTGATACTACAGAGGTAACACTAGTCCAGCTAATGTTTTCTTCTGAACTCAAGCTTTTATAGCTATGATCTGCTGCATTAAATACTATACTCATTTCTTTAATTGTTCTATAGCAAGTATTGCTATGTTAAAATTATCTATGTCTTCTGACCTCAACATAGTTATCAAACTTTTTGCTGTCTCAGAATCTACTTTACCTCTGCTCTCCATCCACTCTACAAAGCCTACAGAATTTTCTATAGACATGTAATGTGCAAGTTTATCATCAGTGTCTGTACTATACATAATGTTAGGACCCTGAGCAGCCATACCATCTGTTTGAAAATGTTCCCAGTTATGCATTGTCTATTATTGATTCAGCTAATGTTCTTGATGCTTCATCTTCAGAGATCAACATCTTCCGGATATTAGTTACTTCTTCCTGAGTAAACTTACCTTCTATTGAAAGAATCTTTAGTCTTAAGAACTTATTCTCTGTTTCTAGTTTCCTAAGTCTTTCTTCTATTAGATGTATAGGGTTCCATGGATCACTGTATGGTCCAGTATTTATTTGAGAAAATAAACCGTTACCAGTTGTGCTACCTGGTATAGTATTAATTACTTGGCTGCCATCATTAACTAAAGTTCCAGCTGGATGATATACATTTGGAATAGGTACATTCATAATTTTAATCTTTAAGGTTGTCTAATGCATCTTCTTCATCTTCAGTAGCAATAGCATCCCATTTACCTAATGGACATTCTGATGATAAGGATCTTGTTTTAAAGTTAAGAGAACATCCACACTCATTACAGCATGGAGCTGTGCCTTTAACAGCACACTTTCTACCTTTGTGTTCACACTCATCACAGATAGAGAATCTTAATCTTGCTATCTCTTCTACTGTCTCATCTCTGATAACTGAGTTAGTTATACCCTCAATTATCTGCTTCCGGTTGTCCCAGATTAGTTTTAGTGTATTCTTCATGTTTCATTATTATTTAGCTTATAATTTTCTTTTTTATTAGTAATCTTTTGTTTTTTTAATTCAAGTTTAGCAAGTTGTTTTTCTATGTTTTCTAAAGCTATTAATTTTTTTTCAAGCATAATTTTATTATGATATGCATTAAATGTAGAAGTATCATGGTTAGATAATATTTTTTTATATTTAGGAATTGTTTTTTTTACAAAATTTTCCTTTATAACAAACTGACCCAAACCTTCAACATTTATTCTTAAATGTTTTAAACCTGTTATATTACTTTTTATTTCTTTATAGTAGTACTCTATTATATCTTCAACTAAATTAATAGGTATGTTAAGTTCTTCTGCTACTTCTTTATATAAAGCTTTAGATTTATACGGGATCATCTACCTAAAAATTTAAAATCCAATAAAATATCACCATTTATCTGAACTTTTAAATCTGGATTAACAAACACAATCTTTTTATTTGCAGGATCTTTTGAAACCAGATTGTTTTTTTCACATTTGTTTATGCAGTTTCTAACTGTCTGTTCTGATTTAAATATCTTATGTTCATCAGATGCTTCATAACAAAAATGGGTAAGTTCAATTGGACCAAGTAATGACAACAGAGTTAAACAATCTAAATCAGATTCACTCATTGTTATACGGTTAATATAACAATGAGTTAAAATCTGAAACTTAATGACATCTTTTTTAGACATCATTACTCTTTTCTGTACCTGATTAACTAAAGCCATGATTAGTCTTTCTTAAGCTTTCTTTCTTTTGGTGCAGGTACCTCATGTTGAATAAGATCTTCTCTTTCCTTTTCTTCTTCATTCTCAGCATTTTTAGCTTCATTCATCATCATAGCATACTGCATCTGAAGACTCATTCTTTTAAACCTTGCTTCATCAATAGCTAAAAGTTTTTGTTCATAAAGCAGTTGAGCATCAAGATAAGGAATAGAATCAGTGTAAAAATTTAGCATATCTGCCTTTTTTTCAGCTAGTTGCTCAGGAGTTAGTTCCTCCTCAAAATGTTGGTTTTCCATTTTATATATTTTATATGTTTAGACAAATATACAATAAAAGTTTAAACTAGATATGTTTAAACAAAAAAATCCAGGCATACAAAGTACCTGGATTATAGTAGTTGGTATGTTATTATCTATTCTTGATTGTAAAGTTTAGAATAGTAAGCAAGTAAAAATCTCTTGCTATATCTATCTCTAGTGAGAATAAGTCCAAACTAGATAATCTCAATCTTATCATCACCTTATCCCACTGTCTTCTTGAGTTGCTCCAGTTATTCCTTAGTTTCATACTATAAGCTTAATAACATATCAATTAAATCTGGGTGAGGATACATGTCTACTTTACCTCTGATAACATTAGTATGTGAATACATCCCTGGAGTTTTATTAGCTCTATCTAGATCTAGTACATCAAATCCATCAGCTCCTTTAGCTTTTACATATTCTACTAAACCTACTCTAGGATCAATATCATATTTCTCTGCTATAAAAAGAATCCAGTTTTTAAGATTAGTCAACTGTGCTTCTGAATAGTTATGCCAGAATTGAAATCCGCGGAATGGCTTAGCTAACTTAATTACTTGAGCTGGATCAGCAGAAGTATTAACATAAGTTTTTCCATTAACAATCTGACCCATACAACATACTTCTATACCTACAGAGTTTCTATGCATAACAGAGTTACCTGTACCTGTGTGCCATCCATATCCTCCTTCAGGAAAACATTGTATTAGTTCTCCATCATATTGTTTAGATTTGTTGTCTACAGATTGTCCTCCTAAGATATATTCAGTGGCTACATTACCTCTGTCATCTCTTGCCCACATATCAGCTACTTGATAAGGATTAGGTCCTCCGGCTGTATGATGTAAGAATATCCAGTCTTTTGGAACTGGGCCTGCAAAGTATGTTCCTACAGGCATGTAGTGTTTTTTAACCTCTAATGCTTTTTCTACTTCTAGATTCTCAGCATTGTCTGTATTTAGGATACCCATATGAGCCCAAGTTTTTGGACCCACAATACCATCTGCTACTAAACCATTTTTCTTTTGATATGCTTTTACTGCAGATTCTGTTTTAGGACCAAAAATACCATCAGCTGTAAGTTTTAAAAATTCTTGAAGAGTGACCACTGCTGGGCCCCTACTTCCTTTCTTTAAAACATCCATTATTACTTACGGTTAAATTTTTTACTCATCATATGAGCAACCCATTTACCAACTCTTTTTAATACAGGAGTTTGAGCTTCTACTTTAACTGTAGTACCTTCATCTGTCTTAGTAACTTCTACATCTAATTTTCTAGAGTCTAGTACAAACTTCTTTTCTTCTTCATTAGCTTTTACTGTAACATCTACTTTAGGTGTATCTACTACTACATCTAAGTTCTTGTCTTTTTTCTTAACACTTACTCTGGTTTTCTTAACCTTAACTTCAGCATTAATTTCCACTGGGGCTTTTACTTTCTTTGCCATTTTTCTTTTTTTTAGTTATTACTGTTTCTAAATCCTTGTAATCTTCTACTGTTAATTGGGATAAAGTAGCTGCTACTGTTCCTGCAGTTACTAAATATCCAGCCACTGTTACTACTGTAGCTGGTAATGTTATTGGAGCTGCTATTACTACTCCGGCTGCTGCACCTAATGCTATTGCAACCTTCTGTACATTCTTCCAAAACTTAGGAGTTTTAGCATTCCATCTTTTTTTTATATCAGTCATGTCTACTGTTTATTATGAATTGTTTTACTGCATCAGATAATTCACTAACATTTTTTGCTAAGTTTTTAATCTCAAGCTGTGTAAGCTCTTGAATTGCCTGATACTTTAACTGGTTTTCTTGTTGTACTAGTTCTATTTTGCCTTTTAGCTTACCTTGTTCTTCTGTGTTTTTTCTAACATCAGAGTGAATCATTTTTAAAAAGTATCCAAATATAGCAAAAATTGAACTAGCTATAAAAAGAATGAGTGTCATTGTCCAAGTTTCCATTGTTGTTATGTTATAAATATATACTTATAATATAATAAAAATAAATGAAACTACAATAGGTTACTAAGTATTTTTACTTATTAAAAAGGATTAGATGTAGTTACTTCAAATGTTTCAGGTTCTCCTAGAACTACTCTTAAACTTTCATCAAAAGTAATATAATAGAATATAGGATTGTCAAGGTCTGCTATATTGTAGTCAACCCAATTTTGTGTAACAGCATCAGGGGAAACAGGAATGCCATAATAAGTATCGCATAGCTCTCTTGCATCTATTGCATCCTGTTCATTAGTGTACTTGTAGCCTGTTATTATCATGGATATATAGTATAATAAGTGTTTATATTGCTTTCAATCCCTGTTCTATTTGCAGATTGGTCTGAGTTGTAGAATACAGCTTCTTGGAGTCTATAAATTCCCGAAGCACCGCCACCTATAAAGCCTATTAAGTTAGCATAATTATAAGAATTTAAAGTTGTTGCAACAACACTTCCATTTTTATAAATAGACATTGTTCCTGCTACGTTCATTCCTGTTAATAATATTTGACTTGTTGTAGTGTCTGCTGAATTACTAACTAAATAACTGCCTGATTTTGCATTAATATAATATTTATTGTCATAGCTATTCATTAGTTTATAACCATCAGTTGCTGCTGATGTTAATGCCCTTAGCATATTTCCTGCTGCATCTTTTTTACCAACAAATGAATTGTAACTTGAAGCTCCAACACTTATAGTACTTCCTAAACTAAATCCTGAATTATTAATAGATAACGTGAAACAAGGCTTAGAATTTGCAGTTAATAAACTACCACTTGAAACAATTTGTGGTTGGCTTAATGCTGTTGATTGTGTTGCATTATTACCGTTTCCACTTTGGTCATACCAAGTAGTTATGAATCCATTACCTGCTCCAACAAAAGCAAGAAGAGCAGCTGTATCTAACACATTTGTTGAATCATAACCTATATCTTGATCAGTGTTATCACTTGACCTTCTAACTTTAATTAAATTACCAGTATAAGTTGAAGATAATCTCCTAACTGAATAAGCTACTGTTGCATTTGGATACAAGTCTAAAAGTAAAGATGAGCCACTAGGTAATGTAATACTACACCCACCTGATATACCTAATTTATTCTTAAAATTTATATTAGTTGCCATAAGTGTTTATCTACTTATTTCTTCCCAATCTAATGAAACATATGCTCCTAAAGTTCCTCCTATAGCATCAATAGCCATTTCAATAACCAATTCAAGAGGTGTACTTGTAAAAGTATTTCTTTCAAGTTGTGTTGCAAACAATGCTTCTTTTAATATATTGATACTTGGAGAACCTTGATTAGATGAATTAACATATCCTTGTGCCAATACTCTACCACCCGTAACAGATGTTCCTGTAAGGTTATATTCTACAGATGAATCTGTACCTGCTGAAACCCAAGATCCTCCTGTTATTATAGCAGATTGCACAAGTCTCCATGCATAGTTTTTACCATTACCAATTCCTAATAAAGATACCGCTGTACTTATAACTATAGCATCTAATGCAGTAGTTTTAAGTCTAATTCCTACCATTGGATAATAAGTTCCTGCTACAGCAAATGTTTTAGGTGTTGTAATAGGTGTACCAACAGCTTGCTGTGCTCCTCTTAGTTCATATCCACCTTCTGATATTACAGTAGAACAAACTTGTTTTAGTGTACTTGGACTAGCTGTTACTCCCGTATTAGTTATCTCATATCTAAGTGGTAATGAAGCAGTAGTGATATAAGTAGAAGTAATAAGGTTAGCATGATTAAACCTATGGCATACAATGAAGTTGCCATCTATAATAAAACCTACTCTTACAGTTCCTTCTCCTAGCCACTCAATATCCATGAATAAAATCTGAGCCTTAGTAATATCTAAAGTTATTCCCGATGGACCATTACCATCTAATGGATCAGCATTCCAAGAAGCTTGGTTAACTACTGATTCTGTAACAATACCTGTGACTAAACTTCTTTCAACAAAACTTAAAGTACTATTATTTAATTGAACATAAATTCCATTATCCGTACCAAAGTATCCTACTCTTTGTCTAAGATTAGTTTGAGCAGGAGCCATTACAAATGTGTTCATTACAAGTAATGACTTACCTGGTTGATATGACATTACTTTAAATGTTTCTCTTAGTACTTGTGAACCACTTGTTGTATCTACATTTAGATTCACCAATCCTTCATTTGCACTAAATACAGCTGCTCCTCCACTTGCTGTAGATGTAGCCCATAGACCATTATCTCTGTATCTATGAGAAGAATCAAATAGAGTTAAAGGTTCTGCTACTCTTATTCTACCAAATGCATCAGCCAACATTGGATCATTAGCCAATATTGATTGGTTAGATACACCTGTAGTAGATACTATAGTAGCCATTAAGTAAGTGTAATAATGATTAACTCAGCTCCTGCATTTGTAGTAACATTATAAGTGATAGCAGCCAATGTATTATTAATGGCCCCCGCATCAAAATTAAGTGTTTCCCCTGGTTTAAGAACCATTCCTCCAACTAAAGCATTAGCTGTACCAACACTTGCAAAAGATGCTGAAAAAGCACCAGCATTAACTGTACCTGTTCCAGGACTTGCTGTAGAAGGCCTTGCAAAACTAGGAGTTCTTGACACACCTACTCCACCATCTACTGTAATAGAGTTACCTCCATCATTAATAGCTACTGCACCATTGTTGTTTACTGCTATAGGAGAATAATCTCCATCTGCATTAGTCATAGCTACATTAAGATCATTCCTAACACCTAATACAAATGCACCTGTGTTACCAGATACATGAGCTGTATCTTCAGCAAATGTTGCAGGCATGGTTAATATAACTGTGTCAAGTCCTACATCAGCACCTACTGTAGTTGTTGTAACAGAAGTACCGGCAGCATTTTGTATTACAGTATTGATACTTCCGTTAGTATTGATGTTTAATGTATCACCATTTGCATCACATATTTTTATACTATCTTCTACACAAGTAAGTGGTAGTGATACCTCATCTAGAATTGCTTGAAGTCCTTGAAGTACTTTCCACTGGTATGGTAGGTTATTACCTTGGTTTCCACTGTCTTTTAAATTTCCTATTGACATTGTTTTTATTTTTTAATATTATCCAATTAACCAATTAACACCATCTGAAAATACAGGTACTATATTAGTACCGCCACCTACAGCCTGAACACCAAAGTTTCCTGATGCGAATGCAGTAGAATCAGCAATCACTGCTCTTGCTCCAGGTACTCCAACTGGATTTGGTAATGTAGCTAAAGTTACTGCTGGAAATAGAATTGTTGCATTTCTTGTAGAGAATTCCCATGTAAAGGTACCTTGAATAATAACATCACCATGTATACCATCTACACTATTACCGGGATAAAGATTAATGTCACCTCCTGGTAAACCAGTTGCTGTAGTATAACCACCTTGAATAGTTACAAAACCACCTTCTCCTTGAGCACCTGATACACTGTTACCAGCATCACCTGCTTCAATTCTAATATCTCCACCAGAACCTGCATCATTTGTATTACCATCAGAACCATCTCCAGCATAGATATTTATATCTCCGCCTTCCGCTTCAGCATCAAAAGTACCTTGATCACCTCTTAATGTAATATCATCACCTGATTCAATAAAGATATCATCCCCGCCTAAAGATCTAATAAATAGATCTGCTCCTAAACCTGTGGTTTGAATTGTTACATCACCTGGACTAAATGTTAGCTCAGCATCACCTGCATTATCAGTTAGTACAACTTCTGATGTACCTGCAACTAGTCTATCAACAGGTATTTGACTACCAAGATCTTCTACAGTCATTGCATTTGTCAACCAAGCATCATCACGTTTGCTATCTCTAGTAGCAACAGGTACTAATGTTTGGGCAGGGTCAATTGTTTTAACTAGTCTTCCACCTCTTAACCAGTTTATAAAATTTAGAATATCCATTATGCAAGAATTAAAAAGTGAATTTTAACTACATTGTTTAGTGCGGCATTTCCACCATTTGATAATACAATTTTAAATGAACCTGTTGCAATATCTGAAACACCTACTACAGGAATACCTGTTGCAGCCTCATCATATTGTACAGAAACTAAAATTCTTGATCCTGCAACAACATTAGTGTTGTTTACAGTAAAGAATGTTTTAGCATTTGCAGCTAATGTAGATGATACAGTAGTTATAACACCATTAAATGTGTTTAGAGTTACTGGTGTAGTAATACTAGTACCCTGAGTTACAGTACCTGTATTATATAATGTTTGCAATGGTTCAGCACTTATAGCTAATGGTAAATAACCATCATCACGAGATGCATCTTGTGCACCTACGGCAATTAAACTACTAACATCTGTAGGAAGAGTGGTTCTGTAATTACCAGCCTTGATCCAAGAAATAAAATTTAGAACATCCATGATTATAAAGTTTTAATAAATATACACTATAATATACAAAAAAATTTTGATATAAAAAAATCCCCAGCTAAAAAACTGAGGATCTTTCCGTTTGGAGAGTATATAGGTTAAAACATGAGCCCCATAAAGAATGCTATTAACAGCATTACAATTAAAGTTATATTAGCATATTTTTTTCCTTCTGGGTCTTCTTCCCAGACATTGTGCATCTTATTATATAAGGGTTTGCTCATAGCATTATTTACTAAAAACAAGAATCCTAATACTATTACACCAAATATAAACATGATTCCTTTTAGTATCATAGTGAGTCAATTCTTTTTTGTAAATATACTAAAGCTTTTTGAAGATCCTCCTTTTCTGTGGATTTATTTTTCTTACCAGCCCGGGCAACATATTTAATTACATTACCCAAGTAGAAGTCTTTATCTAATCCCCAGGCATCTAGCACTTGAAATACTTCATAAGTATTATTAGCACCACCATAGTATTCTGGTCTGGGTCCTTTATCTGGTTCTAAGTTGAGCACTCTATCTGTAACATCAATAAGAGTAGCCCTTATTTTATTATCACTCATAGCTTACCATACTATAACTACATCACCTTCATTAAGAACAAGCTTGATACTTCCATCTATTTCTATGCGCTCCATGTGCTCCATATTTAGAGCCCCTGTTCTTACGTAAACTACATCACCTTCTTTGACATCTTCTACTTTATCTCCTATGGCATAAACTGTAAGTCTACTCCAAAGTTTAGCAGCCTCTTGCATCATTGCTTCTTCATCTTTTGCAGACAGCTCTAAGCCTGACTTTTTTCTTTCAGGTACACTTAATAAAATAGTGCGGCCTCTTAATAACTTAAATGGTTTCATGTTCATTTATTTTTTAGAGTTAATACTTTTACTACTGACATGGATGCATTTAATATCTCACCTAATGCATGGTCAAAAAGTAAGCTTTTCAAAGGCCCTCTTTCATTCTCATAGTCTTTCTTTAAGATCTCAGCCATTTCAGCTGCTAGTAACTTTACTTTAGTTACTGTAGTATCATCTAAGTTATCTGGATCTAATCCCATTAACTGATGTCCAAATGGAATGATCTTGTGCTCAAGTATTTCTGGAGCTTGATCTGGTACACTGTACACTGGTTTGTTTTCACTCATATTGTTGGTTTTTAAAATTTATGCATCATACTTTTGAGATTGACTCTTATCTCTTTTTCTCAAGTCATGTACTGGTAGATCAGGCCGGGTTAATAAATCCAGCTTAATCTTTTCTATTAAACCTATGACAGCAAGATTCTCATAAGCATTTTCACTAATATGAACTTCTATTCCATTTTCTGTTTCCATCATGGACAGAATAACTTTATCTTCTGACATGTTTAGTTTTTTTAATAGTTCATCATACACCATCCTAGCCTCCAAGTTAGAGTCTGCTTTTTCTGCAACAAGTAACCATAACTTTTTCTGTAGGTGAGTCATCTCATATAACAAACTTAGTTGATGACAAATATATAAATTTTTTTTGTTTAAACTAAAAACCCCGGAAAATTTCCAGGGCTTCTAGCTTATTAATCAATCAAACTTAATATGAACACAGCAAATATAATAAAATTATTCATTATCATAAAACATTCTATCAGAATCTTCTGTATTCCATTTTTCATAACCCTCACAATTGTAGTAATCCTTGTTGACTAAATAGTCAGGTCTCTCAGGAAAAGGTTTAGTTACAAAGCTAGGTTCAGACCACTTAATCCGGTTGTTAGGTTGTAATGCTATCTGCCCATTATCAAGTAATATAATATGGTGACTCTTATGCTCTAGTGCATCTTCAGCCAGAGACAAGTCTGTGTTAAAGTCATTAGTACCCCAGTTAATAGTAGCATAGTAGTTTCCTTTATAGAACTTTTTATCTTTCATATAAACTTCCACTGGAGTATCATAAAGATATGACAGATGTAGTAGAGTAAAGTTATAACTGAAACAATTCCATATCTGTAAGTAATGAAACGGCAGATCAGGATCCGGTAGCTTTGGTTCAGTCAGTAACGCATGAGATGGAAGTTTATCTCTAAGTACTCCATTCTCTAACAGTACCTGGAACAATGCAGCTTGTCCCGGCATACACCTAACTGATATTACTACCCCCGGGGTAAACTCTCCTTGACCCTTAGTGTGCTGATACATGTACTCATTCCTAACAAATACTTTCAGTGGAAAAAAATTATGTTCTATATATGCCATGTTTCAAAGATATAAAAAATCCCGGAATAAACATCCGGGACTTCTCCTTAGTCCGCTGACCAAGTATACATAACTTACTACTAAGATACATAAAAAACCCAGACAGTAATTCTTGATCAGAGAAACTTATCTGGGCCGGATACTAGTTATACAAAC